TGGGCCGTGCACCCGGGGAGGCCCTCTGGCCCGAAAAATACCCCGTAAATGCCCTCATGGAAACTAAAGAGGAGGCGGGTCTCTACTTTTGGAACTGCCTCTATCAGCAGACCCCGGGCGATCCGGAGGGTGGGAAATTCAAGCGGAAGTATTTCCGGTACTGGGAACGGTCCGAGGATGGCGAATTCTACATCCTCCATCATCCTGATGGGGACCGCCAGGTTCACATCAGCAACTGCCTCACATTCCAGACCTGCGATCCGGCCGGCAGTGCAAAGAGTGCCGCGGATTTCTTTGTGCTTGGGACGTGGACACTCACACCCAACAAAGAGCTGCTGCTCATGGATATCATCCGCGAACGGCTGGAGGGTCCGGACCAGCCCGAGCAATTCCAAAATGGTTTCCGAAGCTGGCGGCCGGTACAGCAGGGAGTCGAGATCAAGGCTATGGGTTTGACGCTCTTCCAGACGCTACAGCGGCTAGGTCTACCGGTGGTTGACCTTGATCCGGGCACACAGGACAAAATGCAGCGTGCCCTTCCCATGGCCGCCCGTTACAAGACCGGCATGGTGTATCATCCAATGTGTAAAAGCGAAGAGATCGATATTTACGAAGAGGAACTCGTTGCGTTCCCGAACGGTCCGCACGATGATTGTGTCGATGTGGCAAGTTACGCCTTTGTGATGATGACAAACCCTGACTATCTCGCCGCAGTTCCTTCGCACTGGAACGTCGGCTGACTTTGATATATCTGCCGGCAGTGGAGGATGTCAGGTATGCAAAAGAAACCCGTTACGATAGACATGGTGCCACCCCGATGCATCCGTTCCTGTCGCGATCCGGGACGTTGCCCGTGCATTCAACGGATCCCTCCGGAACGACCCGGTAAGCCCTCACCCCATACTGACTTTGATTTATAGCGATATTCCTCGAATGGCACACACATGGGCATCAAATCCAGGATAATGAGCATGGTGCACCGCGATCGCGGGGTGTTTCTGCATCCCGATACGCCCGTGCACGTGGCCGACCTCGCCGCGTATCCCCGTACTGGTGTATACCCTATCAATCCCTCGACGCAGGATGATGTATACGATCTCGGGTTTGAGCCCCCGGGGGGCTGGATTGAATGGTGCTCTTGGGCGCTGACAAAAGACGTGATCGCCCGGATCGTGCGGACCCAGGCAAAGAACATGATGTCCTTCCAGTTCACGCACTCGGACAAAGTGATCGCCAAAAAAATGAACGTGATGGCCGATCGGGTCCACTTGGGAACAGATAGCATCGAGAGTGCTATACACTGGATGGGGTATGGTTTCTCATTTTTCGAGCCCGTATGGAGACTCTCCGCGATCCGGATTGTCTGCTTGGAGCGGTTCAAACCCATTGATGCCTGGACCATGAAGGTCTTCTTCGACACGCCCGGAGAAATTGCCGTGCTCAAAGCCTGGCTGAAACGGCAGGGCCTTGCCGAGCAGGCTTATGCCACTACCCTGCAGCCTGGAACGGGCAGTAAAGTGATCGGCTTCGTGCAGAACTGGACCCGCATATACGGCACCACACAGGTGTTTTTCCAGCCCGGGGACATCATCTATATCCCAAGGTATCCCGGTCGCTTTGCACGCGAGGGCATGAGCCTGCTGCGGGAAAACTACGAACCAATCATGGACAAGCTCGGGGTCCGGCGCAGTCAGGCCCGTATGGCGAAAAGGTTCTGTGAGCCAAAGCCGGTCTATACGGTCCCAAAATCCTGGTGGGATAATCCTACACTTGAAACGGTCAAAAGTGATCTCAAAAAATTGTGGGACTCCGGTAAATCTTTGTTTAAGCCTGAGGGGTGGGAGGCCGAGATCCTCGAACTCAAAGGCAATCCTGTCGGAGTAATTCGCGCCCAGGAACACATTGACGATGAGTTCAACACGGGAATGGGTCACTTTGACTCGGTCGCGCAGAGCGATTCGGCCAATCGATCGACATCCGATACACAGTTCTCGTTTTTCGAGCGGGAACTCCAGCCGGATCGCAAGATCTTCGCAGAGGCATTCCGCCCCTTTATCGAGAAATGGGTCCAGATCGAGCTCCCGGAAGCCGGCGATGAACTACCGGAGATGGTATTCGAGGATCTGACGCCCGACGACAATATCGCCCGTGCGACTATTGTCCAACCGCTCGTCCAGAAGGGCCTGGTCCACAAGTCCGCACTGGTGAAATTCTATGAGGATATGAAATACCCGGCACCGTCCGATGAAGAAGCTGAGGAGATCATCACCGTTGCCCGTGCCCAGAGCCTTGCCGGCGGGTTGGGTGGAGGTGGATATCAGGATCCGTTCGCGCAGCCAGGTAGTGAGCAACCGGCGCCGGCCGCTGCAGGCGGGGATCAGCCCAAGAATGCAGAGCCGGCAGCCGGCAAAGATCAGGCAGCCCAGCTGGCCGTACAGAAGGGAGTACCTACCGCGGTGAAATCCACATCATCATCGGCACGGGAACAGATCAAGAGCGAGATCAAGGAAATGCGGGATGATGTTGTCAGCTATCTCGGGCTCTAAGTCCGCAGTGGACCTCGCCAGCGCCCGGGAAGATGCAGTCCTGAAAGCGCTCATCGAGTATATCGAAAACAGGACCGATGAAGCAAAGCGGAACCTCACCCAGGTCCTCTCGCAGCTGATCACCACATCGTACCTGATCGGGGGAGATAAAGCCGCCCGTGAGATCGGGCACCGCGGACCGCTGGGCCTGCAGGGCCTGGAGTCAGTCGCAGAGACGCTCGGGACCCATCTCGACACCACGTTCGGCAACCTGGGTGGGGAACTGACCGGGGTGATTCGGGGCGGCCTGCAGCAGGGCTGGTCATATGATCACGTACAGCAGGCCCTGGCTGACAAGATCAAGGCCGGCTGGGGCAAAACGATCACCTTCAACAGCGTCGGGAAAGTCCGCGACTCCATCCAGGTCAACCCGGATGGGACCCTGACCCGGATCAAGACCACGATAGAGCGGCCGGTCACTCTGACAGCAGACACCTACGCGGAAACGCTCGCCCGGACCTCGATGAAACAGGCATATGCTGCCGGGCACTGGACTCGATACCAAGAGGCCGGCTGCCCGGGTTGGACCTATATTTCTGTCGCAGATGAGCGCACCCGGCCGCGTCACTTGGCACTCCACGGCCGTATCTTCCTGTTCGGGACCGATGAGGAAGCCATGGCCCGCGAGGTCATGGCGGAATATAACTGCCGGTGCCGGCCGAAGGCTTTCTTTGGGGATCCCAAACTGGATGGGCCTGATGACGAGTACGCAGCGGAACGCAAGGACTGGTCCACCCAAACCTTCGACGAATGGAAACTCGACAAGAACATGCCGCTGCTGGTCCGGGAACAGCCGCAGTCCCGCAAGGATCTCCGCGACCTGGCGCCTCAGCTCAAAGACCGTATGGATACCAACGACTGGAAGATCCTTGGGTATCAGATGGGATTATCTCAAGATAATCTCGTTAAAAATACCCTTCAGACGATCGACCGGAACTTCTTTTTCCGGTCCCCAAAAACCGGGGAAAAAGAGAACACGGCGGTCCATATTTATGAGAAACATATCCTGAACGATGCATTGAAATCCGGTGAGCAGCCGTTTACCCTGGCCGAAGTGATTAAGGCTAAAGATGAAGGAGTAATATACAAGCATCGGGATGCAGGTGGAGAGAAACTCAAAGCTCTCTGGAAATCCCCGGATGGCCGGCTGCTCAACGTCATTATGAGTAACCAGTACCCCGGAAAGATCGTCACGGCACACCGTATTGGGCAAAAAGACTGGAATAAAATCGTGAAGGAAGGTGAGAAAATTGCTCGTTGATATCAACAGTGGTGGGGACGCACTCACCACCCCGGGGGAATATTTCCTTCGGTATGCAGACTCCGTGCCTTACTATGATTTTGTTATCGGGCTCAATGCAAAGAGTGGCGACGATAAGGTCACCGTCGTTGAAAAAGACGGTGTATTTTACCTTGAGATGGATGACGATCTCGTCAAACGGATCAAGCTCTATGGCGACGATGCTTGGGCTCGGGCGGACCTGTGGACTAACAACGTCTTTCCCGGTCTCAAAGACGACGAGATCGAAGTCTTCCTGTTCTGACCTTTTTTTATAATGCCGCCTGCCGACCCCGGTAGGTATGCCAGAACCTACCCTTATCGAACGGGAAATGGTCCTTACCAACCTCCCCGCCTACGTATTGCGCGGAAATGCGTGTGTGGACCTTGCCCAGGACGACCCCAAAGATCCCTCGATCTTCCGCATGCGTATCCTACTGCTCACCCCAGGAACGTGGAATGATGTGGATTTCACCGCGGATGAGATCAAAGGAGCCAGCAAGCGTGCCACCGAGGCAAACGCAGCAGCAGGCTTCTATCGGATCCCGGCCGTCAACGGTCACAACGACGACATGACCGACATCTACGGAAAGACTATCGCTGTCAAGTATGGAAAGGCCCAGACCGCAGACGGCGAGAAAGAAGGCGCTATCTTCGATCTCGAATGTAAATCGAACCTGCCCCCGGGTGACAAGATCAAGGACCTGATCGGCTGGGCTCCTGAGCTGATCCGGTACTCCGCCCGGCTTCACGGTCAGTGGCTGATGCCGCAGACCGCGAAAGAAAACCCGCAGATGGTGAACTTCAATTTCATCCATGTCGGAACGGTCCCTGACCCGGCCTGCACGGATGCGGGAATTGTCGAGCAGCTGCGCCGCAGGCAGGCCGCGGCTCCTGCTGCAGCCGCGCTTGCGGGAGCGTCAGGCTCCGACTTTGATTTATCAGCATCAACCCCCGACACTGTCGCCATGGCAACGCAGGATGATAAAATTGCCCAGCTTGAGCGGGAAAACGCAGACCTGAAGGCGAAAGTCTCGGACCTGGAAACCAAGCTCAAGCAGAAGGATGAGCAGGTCGCTGCCAAGGATACCGAGCTCCAGAAGGCCGCAAAAGCGCCGCTGGTGGCCAGTATCCTGGCTCTCCACAAAGATGCGGACCCGAAGTTTCTGGACTCCCTGTCCTTGGAACAGCTTGCCGCGTATGAAGCCGACCTGAAAAAGAGGGATCCCCCTCAAGACCTCAAATACGGAACGACTGAAAAAAGTCTTTCCGGTGGCGGAGCGGATTGCCGGAAGACCCACCAGGAGATCCAGCTCGACCGTGCAGAGCGTCTCTTCGGACCTGTCAAGAGGCGGTGATATCTGATGTCACTTGTTATCTACGATTCGATTCCCGAGCCGGTTGTCGAAGAGATCGGAGAGCACGGCCTGCAGGCCACCCTGGACCCTACCCAGACTGCTGGCGATGATGGGTTCTACATCAAAGCCGGCGACAAGCTCAAGATCACCGGCAACCACAAGGTCAAAGTCGCAGCTGCCGGCGAGACTGTCCATGCGATTGCACTCATGAGCGTTCACAAGCGTCTCCATCCCGACGATGTGGTAGCTGGGCGCGTCACCATCCAGATCCACCCCTTCAAATTCAACATGCACGTTGTGCGGGGCGTATCCGAAGGCGTCACCACAGCCGGAGACTATGCCGGTCCCGGATCCACCAATTCGCAGTACTGGAAGAAGGTTGCTGCACTCACTGCCACGACACCGGCAGGATCTACCCCTGTGCTGTCATCGTCCGCAGAACCGGCAATGACGCTTGCCGGCGGTCTCCTGCCTGTCGATACCCACGGCCTCATCTGGGCCGGTGGTGCAGATGGCGCCGCAATTGAGGTGATCGTATGATCAATGGAGCCCCCCCTGAAAACCTGAACAACAACCCGTCAGCGTACAGCCAGGAAGATCTTGCCCTGGCTGACAACCCGGCGGTCCTTCGTACCGATGTCGAAACCCAGATCATCCGTGTCTGGGAGAAAGCGCTGATCGCCCGGAACTTTCTCTCGTTCCGCGGGGAAACCCGGCCGGTCACCCTCTTGAGGCGTGAAAAGGCCCCCACCGGCGCCGTCTCCTGGATCAACGAGAAGGGTGGCTGGAAAAAAATGGACTTCAAGCACTCCCTTGAAGAGGCGGCCATAAATCCGTATGGTTTCTACTTCGATATCACCCGCGATGAAGTTGAGTTCAGTGATCTGCCAACCATCGCCCGAAATGTCGAGCGTGCCACCTATGAGATGGCATACTTCTCCGACTCGCTGGTCTATACGGCACTCCTCGACCAACTTCCGAAAATCGACGGGACCCACTGGAACGTGTATTCCGGCGACACCAAAGGCGACCCGATCTCCGATCTCGGCAACGGCAAGATCACCATCAGCACGGCCACAAAGGGCAGCATGAAGCCGGACACGGTCATCATGTCCGAACAGCAGTCGCTGCGCCTGCAGGGATTCGATTATATCCGGAACTCGCTCTACAACGCCCAGGAGGCGCAGAACGGGGGGTTCGTGGCGACCGGCCGTGTGGCTCGGCTGCTCGGTATGGATTCCTACGAAGACCTTGCGGTCGACCCCACTGATGCCGGCCAGGTCGTTGAGCTGCTCTCGAAGCGGATCGGGACCTGGGTCCAGGTGCGCCCGTTCGAGGTAATCTCCGTTGAAGGCAAATACCTGGGCGACCCCAACATTGCTTGGAGATTCTGGATACAGGAACAGGGCATTCCCTCGATCGAAGCCCCGAGCCTCGGCGTTGTGATCCAGGGCCTCAAGGCCTGATCGGCATGCCGGTAACTATCCAGCAGGTCCGGTCAAGAATCGGCGATCCTTCATCGAAGGACGCCCTTCCTGTTTTTGATGATCCCGATATCGCTCTTACTATTTCTGAAGCGTCGGATTATCTCCTCAATGTAATCAAGGTCCCGGTGGATGGCATTCAGGGCGAAAAGGCCATACGGCTTCTGGCATGCATCACCGTGAAAACTGATCTTATCGCCCGGCTGCTTGCCTCAAGTATGAGCGAGGGGCCAAACACGATCCAGATCCGCGACGCCGAGTCCGCAGTGGCACTTTGGCAGAAGGATCTTGACGAGTACATTGCAGCTCACCGGACCTGTGGGCCATCGGTGGTGTGATGTTCTCGGTTTTTGATTACCCGCGCTCAATCGTGCACGTCCCTAAGAGCGCGGGGTCCACCAACCAGGCCACCGGCGTATGGGTCCCGGGCACGACCCCGGTACCGGTCCCGATCACGGGCGATATCCAGGACTTGACCTACCGGGACCTGCAGCGGCTGCCCGAAGGTGAGTATACGATCGGGGACCGCCGGATCTTCACATCCGCTGCCCTCGACCCGGACGACACGCTGCAGGTGACCGAGGACGACGGGACCGTATCATCCTGGCAGGTCAAAACGCTCGAACGCAAGAGCCACCTGCTTGAAACTATGGCCGGTGTGACCCGGCGCAGTTACCTGTTGTTGAAACGTCGAGCCTGACGGAAAGGGCTACTAATTGGGAGCACCTACGTAGATTATGCCTGCAAGCAAAACCCCCACCGGATCAATCCCTGTTTGCCAGAATCACGGTCTATGCACAGCCGATTGCCCCCATCGTGCCACGTGCACGAAACGACGGATTCCTCTTCTCATCCCTACGCTTGTGGTACATTACCGCCTGAACAAGGTATACCCGGACGAGTATATTAACGAACTCGCAGAATTGCGCCGCGATTCCCTTAATACCTCTTGTCTATCGAGTGGCAAGAATTTAGCTGATAATTACTGCACAAAACTAAAAATAGGGACTGTTTAGGGGTGCCACAGTGCAGACAACGCAGGAAAAATGTTTTTTACGGGTCAAACACGGGAAACAGTACATTGTCGTGCGGTATAAGGTGGGGTGTAAAAACAAGGAACTGTGGACACCTCTCGGTGATTTCGACAAAGAAGTTTTAGAGGCTGCCCTTACTGCACGAAAAAACCTCGCGGGAAGAGCCGTCGATTTCCCCTGCATGAATCCCGACTGCGAGAACGTGATCCCCATGACCAAAGAACAAATCGAGGAGTTCTTCATTTCCTCGAAAAAACGCTATAACATGGTGATCTTCCCGTTCTGCTGCGATGAATGCCGGGAGGCGGTCCTGAAAAAGCACGGGGGTGAGGTGGGTGAGCACTGAGGTCTTACGATTCACCGTCACTGAACAGGACAACCTCACCCTGCTCATCAGGGATTTCCCGGCGATCCTGGACCGCGTAGCAACCAAAACCGCCCTCTTCCTCGAAGGACTCATTATTGATAAGATCACCGCCGGGCATGACTCCTCCTGGCCGGACCTTGCGACATCCACGATCGCACAGAAAGGATCCAGCAAAGCCTGGGTCGATACCGGCAACCTCAAATCAGAGATCACCCATATTATCGAGATGGACGGCCAGGTCCGGCATATCCGGGTCGGTATCTTCGACTCCGAGCGCGGATTCGTCGCCAGGTGCCTGGAGTACGGGACCAAGGCGTACGATATCTACCCGCGCAACAAGAAGGTACTCGCGTGGCATTCGCGGAAAGGATCCAAACGGTGGATCGTTGCCCGGCACGTACATCATCCCGGGATCCCGGAGCGGCCGCTCTTTCGGTTGGTCCTGAAAGTCAACGAGGACAAGATCAACGATAAGATCATCGAACTACTGGATGCCGAAATCAACCGATATCGCTTCCGCTGACCTCTTTTTATAACGCTTCCGGGCGTCGTTTGTGCATGGATGATGAGGTAGTAGCAGCCGCGATCTCACGAATCGACACTAACATAGAATCCATGAAGGGTGCCATTGAGGAGATGAAATCCAACTGTACGCGGACAGAATCCTCCCGTGGTGGGGACATCAAGGACCTCTATGAGAAAATCAACAAGCTCGGTGCGGGGCTCTATAAAACCACGAGCGGACTCGCCCTTAAGACGGAGAATCACCAAGGCCGGCTGGATACGCACGATCGCTATTTCGGATATGTTGCCGCGATCCTTGTCGGGATCATAATTGCGGTGGCAGCTGCTGTATTGATAGGAAGAATGTAGATGCTTTCCGAAACTACCAAAGCCGCGATCGTTGTGAGTGCACCAAAAACGGTCACCTTCCAAGGAACTGCATATACGGCTGTCATGGAATATGCAGATCGAAAAGAAGTGGACGAGGTCCTTACCGAGGGTGATATCGCAGTGATGATACGATATTATGGCGATCGCAAAGACCGCGAGGCAACGCCCTCTAACCTGCTCATGGGCGTTGATACGTCCGGTACCGATATCGCGTATTCGATCGGAGAAAAGCGACAGGTGACGCTCTCCATCAACGTGTATATACCCCGGGGCGACAAGGTCCCCGCAGCGGATGTAATCGATGCGTACATGACAGCGGTCCAGCTCTGGGTCATCAACGAGCTCGCGGACCTGGTGGATATTGCCGATGTCGGGGACGTATCGGACCTGACGCACCTGGAGAATGGCCTTGAACGCCGGCAGGTGGACATCACCATACGGTACCAGCAGGGATACACTCAAACGGTTGGCACGATCGATACGATCCAGCACGATCTCACCACCCTCTGACTTTTCTTAATATCGTGCCCCTCCGCACGTTCCCATCATGCCTGACGCAAGAAATGCGATCACGATCACGACCAGCGTCGTGGTCAATCCCAACGCGGTCCAGCCGTACGGGACCCCCCTGGTGGCGGGGGAAAGCAACTACGCGACGAAAAACACCATCGTGCATTACACCTCTCTGACTGATGTGGGTACAGACCACGGGACCAGCAGCAAGGTCTACAAAGCTGTCTTTTCGCTCTGGGCCCAGGGTATCCGGAATGTCTATGTGATGTCCCTCCAGGTTGCCACCGTCGGTAGTCCTACTACAACCGAGGTCACCACAGCACTTGTGCTCATCGATGCAGCGGTCTCTGCCGGTCAGTTCCATGGTGCATGTCTTGCCGGGATTACCGACATCACACTGCTCGAAAAACTCCAGGTTGCAGCGGACCGCGCGGGGATCGTCTTCACCGCTACAAACACAGAAGGAGATACCACCTCAACGATTGTTGCCAATGCAGCCTCGATCGAATCAGTGAACGGATTTTTCGTGGCATACAAGAGCAGCACCAACGATGCATATGATATCGCTGCTGCAGCACTCGGTGCGATCTTCGCAACGAAACCCTGGTATCCCATGGCCTGGGTCAAAGTCGTCTGCGATGTTGACGGGTACTTCACGCCGTCCGAAGTGACAACCCTGGAAGCCGGGCATGTGAATGTCATCATCGATGAAGACGACACAAACCGGCTCTCGAACGGTCTGAGCACCTACACCACGCTCCGGTATCTCGATGTGACCCGGAGCCGGTATGAGATCGAATCGCGGATCAAGTCTGCAATTGCGACTGCCCGCCTGGCTGCCGGCAAGGTCCCGTATACGGCTAAAGGGTTACAGGTCGTCCGGGGCTGGATCGTCTTGGCCCTGGAAAGTCTCGTGTCGGACGGCGCCCTGTCGGACTACTCGGTGACGATGCCGGTCTTCGATAATATCTCGGACGGGGACCGGGCCAGCAGGATCCTTGAAGGCGTCGAAGTCTCGGCAACGCTTGCAAACGATATTCAGTCGTTCAGCCTGGCGCTGACGATCACGGTGTGAGGTAGAAAAGATGTCGGTACCCGTATGGAAAATCAAGGATGTATCTGTGACAGTGAATGGAATCGAGGCGGACATGTTTGTCTCGTTCGATCCCGGTGAGGGAGAGGATAAGATTGATGTGATCATGGCTCCCGCCCCGATAGGCTACGAAGTTAGTCCCGGGAAACCAACCTGGACGCTCGAAGTCGAGCCGTTTGCAAAAATCCTACAATACCTCTACAACTACCGGGATAACCTGACGCTGGTCCCGGTCTGTGTCCAGACACCGGCGCAGGTGATCAACTACAGCGACGCGATCGTTGCCAGCATCAAGCCTGGCAAGGCTGCGGATAAGATCCCAACAGTTGTAATCTCCGGCTTTGCGATGAAGAAAGAGGAACGCCAGGTGTCATCGTGACCGCCGAAAACTTCGAGTTTGATTACCGGGGCGTTCACTACATGTGCCACAAGGTGTCAGGCTTTGCTCTCCTGAACGCCATGACCAACGCCAAGAAAGGTCCCGGGTATTTCTACCGGGACCTGATGCTCGCCTGCCTGGTCGAACCTGCGTTCACCCAGGATGATCTCGAACAGATGGAAGCCGGGCAGTTTATCTACGTGGGATCCGAGATCCTGGCGCAGCACAACCTCAACATCGCGGATTTTCAGAAGTCCCTGAGTGGATAAGGGAGGTCGATTCCGAGTGGCAGATCTACGCGATCGCCACAGAATACAGCCAGGACCCTGATACGGTCCGGACCTGGGGCCTTGAGCGCCAGTTCAAGGCCTACTACGCACTCGGGGTAATCTACGAAAAGGCAAAATCCGCCGCACCTGTGCCGCAGGTACCTACTATGTCCAGGTCCACGACCGGACCGATCACCCGGGGACACCGGAAATTTGTCAGGGAAGGAGGTTATGTAGTTGAAAAGTGGGAATGAAATGATCTTTTTTATAATCTAATTTGGCTAAAAACCACATATGGGCTTATGGAATTTTTTATTCGGGAAAAGAATCGTCGTACCCGCGCCCCGGCCAAAGATCGAGGAAGTTGAGGAAATCCCTAAAATCGTGCTGAAAAAAGAGAGGAAAAAGTTACTTGAAAACTCACCAAAACGAAAGAAACCCCCACTCACGGAAGAACAGAAAAAAGAGATTGTTGGTGATTTTGCAAAGGAACTCTCAAAACACATCGTAGTAGGGAATGCATCGAAGGGTCCGTTACCCCCTTTACAAGAAACCAAAGCTTATCAGAGACTTATACATTCGGGGATTAAACTTCAGAGACCCCCACAACCCGATCCAAACACTTTCATCGATTATGATAAACTTGTTGATGGGGTTATATCAAGTCTCCCTAAAGAGAAAGCGCCTGTTTTGACCGCAATTGGTAATATCGATCCTGTCTGTCCTTATTGTGGTGCAATTTTTCCAAAGAAACCGAAAGCAAAAACAAAATGCAGATCATGTGGAAATTTTGTATACATCAGAACACGTCCTTTGGATCATATGAAAGTTTTAGTTACGGATAAACAGGTCCTGCAAATTAATGATCAGTACTGTATAGAAGAGGGAACTCGTGCCTCGATGAACGAGGCAATTAAAAACCACCTTAAAAACTATCAAAAATCAGGATGTGATGGATGGAGATTTATTGGCGTCTTGGATGAACGTAGCCCTGTGGAAGAGGTAGAACTCCATGGAAAAATATTCCGAAGGGGTTCCGCTGAGGAATTATCTGCTTTAAAAGTGATGTATAGAACAGATTGCAGGGCTCGACCCCTTGGCTGGTATGAGAATTCCTCATGGGAACATCCCGATGAGTATTACGCGTTAGATCGATATAGTTGGGCAACGGCTGCACTTGCACGAGTGCCCGATTCGGAAAGAAACAATGAAGAAACTCAAAAAACAAGAGATATAATTACGCGAGACGGATCTACAGTTGTTAAATGATATGCCCATAATCATATTTTTCAACTTCAGTATTTCCATTGCTGGCTTTATGGATCCAATTAGATTTGTACCAAATCGACACAAATTCCCCCTTATATAAAAATCCATATACTGCCGAGCTCGTTTCCCATGTTCGCCCCTTCTCGTCAGTGATATAATAGTGAATAATTCCGTTGTCATTTTGAGTGGTTTTGTCGACGACAAGGATATCCGTCTGGTTATATGTAATAAACACTATGAAGAAAATAACCACTGCAGCTATACAAAAAACAATCAATTTTTTCTTCCCTAAAGCGGACAGCGTCATAATATATTTTTGATGGTGTGTCATGAGGATTAACTTTTCTTTATTATCCTCGTTATCAGTGTCTTCGGTATGACAAACAATTCTGGTGCAGCCCGAAGCATTTTTTCCGTGATCGAGCTTATTGACAGGGTGACCGGACCGATCACGACAATCAACCGGTCGATCGACGATTTCAAGAACCGCCTTGGCGGCCAGCAGGCACTTGTCGATAAGCAGACCGCAGCCTGGTCATTTTTCAACAACCAGATGTACGGGACCCCCCTGATCATCTCGCGGGTCCAGCAGCAGATCAACGATCTCACCGGGTATCTTCAGCAGAACGCCGCAGTCCTTGGCCTGATTGGTGGCGAGATATCTATGATCTCATACGCGACGAAGAACTTCATGGTCTCCAGTGCGATCGACGCATCAAAAGAGATGGCCATGATGCAAGCCCTCCAGAAATCATATGGGGCTGGTGCCGAGGAATATGTTCAGCACCTTAAAAATCTATCCGGTGGTGTCTACGATAGTGGCCAGATGCTCTCTCTGGTCAACCAGGCCCATTCCGTCGGTGTCGCCTATGAAAATATGAATTCAATGGTCCTTGGGGCGCGGGGTGTTGCTCGGGATACGGGGAAAGATCAGAGTGAAGTCCTGCAGGATATTGTCCAGGGCTTATCATCAGGACGGATGCAGACTCTCGCCAGTGTAGGAATCAAAGTTGACCAGACCCAGGCAATGAGGGATTATGCAGCGGCGGCCCGGGAAGTACTTGCTGCGGATTCCGCCGATGGGGTTGTATCTGATCAGCAGGTCCAACGGAAGGCTATGGAGATGGAAGTGGTCAAGCAGCTTAACCAGAGATATGGCGATCTCGATATATCGCAGCGGACCCTGTCCGAAAGCATGGCTGCCGCAAACACCTCTTGGAATGAGATGGGGCAATCGCTCGGGAAAGGACTTATCCCCACCCTTGACGCCCTTGCCAATATTACCACCACGATCACGAAAGCGATCAATATGGTCCCTGGGCCAGTTCTCGCGGTTATTGGTGTACTGGTGACAATTGCGGCCATCATTGGTATCGTTTCCGGCCTGATCCTCGTGCAGAATGGTCTTGTCGCGGTCCTTGGCGGGGAATATGCGACTCTTGGCGGGGTGGTGGGGATTGTGAGTACCGGCTACGTGAAGATGATCACCACTCTTACCGCACTGCTCGCCCCGGAAAGTTTCGCGATTGTCACGACCGGTGGACTCACAGCAAGCCTGTGGCAGCTGGTAGCTGCATCTGCGGCCCTACTCCTGGAGTGGCTGCCGATCATTGTTGCGATCGGAGCACTGGCTGCCGCGATCTTATACCTCCAGGACATCATGACCCACGGATGGGAAAACAGCGAGCTCAGGAAAGAGCTTCAGAAGATCAAAGATCTCATGGATGCTATCTGGAACAACCCTATCGGGAAAGCGTTCATGGTCGCAACGATGCTATTCAACCCTTTGGGAACCGCTTATGTGGGGTACAAAACAGCCGGGGAAGTATCCCAGGCAGCCAATGTTGCAGGTAGGTCGCCGGTATTTTCCCAAAAGGCCGCAACACCTGCCTCAAATCGGCAGGTGCAGATCAATGTCACGATGCCTGGTATGAAGGTTGGCGGGATTTCCGATCCTAACGAACTTAAACCATACATTTCACAGGGAGTAAAGGAGGGGCTTGATTCATACGATCGGGCAAAAAGCAGGGAGCTGAGGAGCGTGGGAGCATGACACAGCAGGTATTCGATATCAAACTCATTGAGGCAAATCCGGGGGATATAGGTGCCAATTCACAGCAATGTTTGCTGATTCCTCCCACCGGATCGAGTTTTCCCACTCTCCAGTTTAACGCGATGATTTCCAACCAACTGAGCCGGGCATACACGATACCTACTAAGAAAGTGGATCAGGAATATGCCGATCACAGGTTCCCGGAAAACCGGCAGTTTGACCTGACGGTGAAAGTTAAAAAAACTGAGGACTTGGGAACGCTCCAAAGTTTTGCGGATGCCAGCCTCTTATACGCATTCGCCTGCGATTTCGGGTATTTTGAGAATGTTACCCTCAAAAATTTTACCGCCAAAATAGGGGACACGCAGAACACAGCCGGCGTGACGTTCCAGCTCGTGCAGCTTATCGTAGGTACTACGCAAAAAACGACCACATCTCTTCCCGTTTCCGACACGAACTCGCCCGGGAGTCGGACCGCAACCAGTGTGGTATCAAACACGACCACCAATTCACAGATTGATAATATTAAATCGTGGTTTGGGTGGAAGGATTAACCATGACTCTTGGGACCCTTCCTTTTGATAAAACACTTGGCTACCCCCAGCGGCAGCGATTCACGATAAACACCGTTGCCTATGATATCTTTTACCGGTGGAATTCGGTCGGGTCCTTCGCGACCGGCCGGGTAGTCCGCGTCAAGGATGACACCCAGATCTGGTCCGGGAAACTAGTTTCAGACTGGGGAGTAATAATCAGGGATCCCCTCACCTATGCTCAGCTCATGTTGTTGTATTTCCTTCAGGTGACCGATACCCTCGCGGAGGTGCAGGCTTGGTGGGACTAATCTGGAACCGTGTTGTCACCGTGCAGGTAGCGGACCAGAAGATCACGCTCGATGACCACGATATCGAAGCCACCGTCGATGAAGGATCCACATCATCGAGCACGAAGGCCAATACCGCAGAGATCACCCTCTGGAACATCAACGATACGTTTTATGCCGCGCTGAAAACCGGTGCCACGATTGAGCTCTGCGCCGGCTACAAAGACGGGTCCGGAACTATTTTTTACGGGATCATCCAGGATGTGGACCGCACCCGGGACGGTTCCGATCAGAAGACCGTGATCACGGTGAGCGATTCATCGGTCAAAACCCGGTCCACTGACAAGATCGCGATGATGTACCCGAAAGGGTCCACCGTGGCCGATGGTTTCCGGCAGATAATCGCTGCTGCTGGTATCGCAGAGGGGGAGATCGATGTACCGGATGTGATTTTCCAAGAAGATACCTCCAACACGGCTACCCCTGACGATCAGATTGCCTTCCTGGTCAATTTTGAGAACGGGACCCTTATGCGGGACAATCCGACGAAATACAAAAGCGCCCAGGACTGCACCAAGTTTCAGGTAATCAATAACCTTGCATATTTCGTCCAGACCGATCATTGCCTAGCACAAGTAATCCTGATCTCGAATGCCACCGGCCTTCTCAGCATAGAGAAGATCAAGAAGAATGTCGCTGCCGTCACCGGTGAGAGCAGCGGCAATATCATCTCTCAAGGCGATTATAAAGTCACCTCATACCTGAACTATGAGATCGCCCTCAACACGGTTATAAAAGTGGAATCCGAAGACGTTACCGGCTCGTTCCGGGTCGGGTCCTATAAGCACACGATCTCGAAAACGGATTTCACAACCGAGATGACGGTGATTGCCGTATGAGTCTTGGCGAGCAGGTCCTCACGCTGATCGATAAGCGCATCGATCTCCTGAACACGGTGGACCTCGGGACGGTCATCGCTGTCTATGATGGAGAGACCTGCGTCGACATCAAGCTGCTGCATAAAGTCGGCGACGCTGAAACGAAGCTGTCACGGGTCCCGATCGCGTACCCGAAACTCGGCGATTCGGAGATCGTGATCATGCCGTCGATAGGGGCCACAATCCTAGTCGCGTATACCAAGTACGAGCGGCAGCGGCAGCTGGAGAATGCTGATCCTACTGCGGTGAATCCCATCCTGAAACACACGATCAATAATGCGGTTGTGATCGGAGGACCTTTCAAAATCGGTGAAACGGTGCCGGCTGGTTTGCAGGCCGGAGAGATCCTGATCCAGCACAAGACCGGATCATACCTGAAGTTCAAGGCCGACGGCAGTATCGAGATCAAGGCAACGGATGTCAACATCCTGAAATCATCATGACCGCCAAAAAAGTGATCGTGGCCGGTGATACCGAGACGTGGACGAACTGCCCGGACCCACACAATGGCGGAGGTACCGGAACAATCACGAACACGCTCAACAACGTTCTCCGGATCCACGGCAAGTATGTGATCCTGAAAGGGCAGCCGTACAAAGGCCCCGATGGATGCGACGGGACTGCCGGTACGAACGGGACCTGCAGCACGGCCCTGAAAGTCGGGGGCGTCCCGGTGGTCCTTGAAGGGGACGCCGGTGCGGACGGTTGCCACGGGCTCCTGGGCGCGATCTCCGACCAGCAGGACTTTGTCACGTCCGAGTGACTTTTCTTTTTTATCTCGCTCTCGCATGTTCCTTCATGGATTACGGCACGACCCTGAAACTGTCCGGCGCCGATCTGGCGCTTGAGAATTACGGCCTGCAAATGATATCCGGTATCGAGAAAGTGCAGCAGGACCTTGCCGTGCTGTTGACTTCGTGGAAACGCTCCTACCTCATCGATCAGACATTCGGTATTGATTACCCTAAGCTCGTGCGGCTGCAAAGTACGGCTGCAATCCAGGCAGCGATATCCGCCGCTCTGGGATCCTACCAATATACTGAAAAGGTTCTTTCGGTGACCGTGACGAGGGGCACTGATCGTAGTGTGTCGATCGCGGCCCAAATCTTACTCACCGGCGGGGAAACCATCGCCGTGGAGGCTAGTGCATGACAAACACATATGGGATCACGACGGCAGGTTTCGTGAAAAAAACGTACGATGATATTCTCGAAGATGAATGCACGCAGGCAAAATTATTCTTTGGCCCTACCATCGATCTTTCGGCGACAAGCCCTCTCTACCAATTCGTCTGTACGGTCGCAGCTGAGAAAGCAACACTTTGGGATCTTGCTGAGCAGGTGTACTACGCCGGTTTCGTCAACACCGCCACCGGTACAAACCTCGACGCCTGCGTAGCCCTGCTCGGTATCGCCCGGCTAGAGGCATCCCCGGCAACCGGCGCCGTGCTCTTTTCCCGGTCGGCAGCCGCCACGTACGATATCTCTATCCCCGCCGGGTCCCTGGTCCAGACCGCGACCGGTGTCCAGTTCGCGACCACCGCGGCAGTCATCCTGGCAGCAGGCCAGACCAGCGTCACCGCGTCGATCGAGGCCGTGGATCCAGGTGCGAGCGGCAACGTAGCCGCGTACGCGATCAGCAGGATCCCGGTCACCCTCAGCGGCATCGAATCAGTCAACAACATCGCGGCAACCGTCAACGGCTCCGACATCGAAACCGACACCGCCCTCCGGCTCCGGGCCTTGAACTATAGCCCGGGCGCGAAGGCCACCCTGGCGGCTATCCAGACCGCGATCTTGGCAGTCACGGGCGTCACAGCCTGCCTGGTCACTGAGGACACCGCAGCGCATACGATCACCGCTACAACGTTGGGCGGCACGGACACTGCGGTCATCGCAGTCATCGAGGCCACCCGGCCGGCCGGCATCGCGTGTACGCTGGTCCGGCCCACAGCGGAAAGCGTGGTTGTGACCGCAACGGTCGCAAAGGCTTCCGACGCGGTAGCCGCCGCAATGCAGGCAAACATCCTCACTGCCCTGACCACGTATTTCGCGACGCTCACGATCGATTCCGATGTCCCTTACAGTGCCATTGCCGCATCGATTATCAGCGCTGCCGGTGTCGCATCCCTGACCTCCCTGTCCGTTGCCTGCGGCTCGACCACGTTGTCTGCATTCGGGCAGACACTCACGATCACCAACACCCAGGTAGCTACCCAGGGCACCCACGTGATCACGGTGAGCTGATCGCCATGTCCGAGGAGCGCGTCGCCCGGATCATCGGCAGGCTGTCGAGCGCATTCACCCGCGAGCCCGGGTCAAACATCGAGCAGCTGGTCCGGACCGTGGAAACCGAGCTGCAAGCCGTCGAAAACGCACTCGGGGATATCCAGGCAGCGCACCAGTACGAGAGCGCGACCGGTGCCGCTCTGGATGAGTGGGCCGCGATCTACGGCGTCACCCGGGCAGCCGGGGAAACCGATGCATCGGTCCGGGCCCGGATCAAGGTTGCCGCCCAGGTGCGGACAGCCTGCGGGACCCTGGCAGATATTCGCAGCCTGGTCGCCCGGATCACCGGGTATGATGATGCCGATATACAGGTCATCGAGTTCGAAAGCATGAGTCCGACGGGGGGGTGGGGAAAACAGCCGTGGGGCACATCCCCTTGGGGCGGCAGCAACCGGTCGGCTGCAAGCTTCCGGCTGGTGCTGAATGGGTTCGGAGGATCCTCCGGGTTCCGTCTTCTGGATCTTGTCGATGGTATCGACCGGGTCCGGGCGGCCGGGGTACTATTCAACCGGGATTCCACTGTTTTCCTGACGGACCCTGGATCCTCTGCGATAATGACCGGTGGACAGACCTCGGTCCTGATCGACGCTCCCTATCCCGGTATCGGCTGGGGTACTATGCCATGGGGATCCGGTCCCTGGGGGGGCTTTGGGGAACGGATGACCGGTGGCCCGGTCAATGCAACAATGATCCCCTGACTTTTCTTAATATGCCGCCCGGATGACAAAACGGGTATGTCAGATCTCCCTTACGCTATCCTGACCACGCCGGAAGGTGCGGCACAGATGGCTAAACTGTTCGCCGGACTGAGCGGTGTACCTGCAGTATACCTCGCTCTTGGGACCGGCACGACCAAACCTGCAGTGGGCGACGGTCTCGTTGCGCTTCAAAACGAAGTGTTCCGCGGGTATGCCACCGTGACGCAGAACGGGGCGGACCTGGTGTTTTCGATCACGATTTCGAAGGGCACGTTCGTGGCGGACACTGTGATCTCGGAAATTGCAATCTTTACCGCTTCCGGTGGGATCATGTGTGTCCGGGCGACCCGGGCCCCGGTCACGATCGGGTCTACCGTGGGAGCTACGTTCACTCTCCCGTACTCGTTCACAGGCGGGTATACCGAGGTGGCGGCATGAATCAGACGCCGAATTTTGGCTTTTACGTGCCGGCCGACAACGATACCGGCTGGGGTGCGGAGATCAACACAAATTTTTCGAGCATCGACACCCTGCTCGCCGCCCGGATCCCTAACCCCTCTAATGCAGCAGTCGGCGATCTCCTGATGTGGTTGAGCACCGGCTGGTCTCGTCTCGCAGCCCCCCCGTTATCAAACTATGTCCTGTGCGGCAACGGTGTCGGTGCAGCACTGTCGTTCAAGGCGTTTGCGTCCTCGATGATGACCGTTGACGCCAATATCCCGATGGCCGGAAAGAAACTCACCGGGCTTGCCGCTGGTACTGCATCCGGGGATTCGGTAAGGTACGATGAGTTTGCGGCAGCGTCCCTTAAATCCGGTATGATCCTCATTTGGTCGGGAAGCATTGCGACCATTCCGGCGGGGTATGTGATTTGCAATGGGAGCAACAGCACGCCCGATTTACGGGACAAGTTTGTAGTCGGTGCCGGCAGTACCTATGCAGTCGGGGCAACCGGCGGGGAGGCGACACATACACTCACAATCGCCGAAATGCCGACCCATACACACCCTGTCGGCGCATGTGCCCCTGGTAGCGACGGTTACAATAGTTTCCGGGCCGTAGCCAACTCTGCGGCCACCACTATACCAACGGTCACCACGGGCGGAGGTGGGTCACATAATACCCTGCCGCCATACTACGCGCTGGCGTACGTCATGAAAACATGAGGTGAAAATGGTGATCCAACTCAAAACATTCGATCCAGTGCAGACTGAGCGGGTATACCTCTGTGAACGGTGTGGGAAAACGCTCGTAAACCCCGTCGAACAAACCAGCCTCTATGTGTGGACTGGAGAGAAATGTGTACTGGTTTGCCCGGCCTG